GGGAAGCCTCGCGCGCCATCTCCTGGTTGTAGGTTTGGTCCTGAAAATGGATCGCCCCCGCAATCGGTGTTGATGACAAGCGAATGGTGAGAAAGTCCTTGATGGCCTGCTGACACCACTGATGAGCAACAGGTTCCGCGGCGATAAGCCTAGGTCCCTTTTGCGTCTTTGGTACAGCTATCAGCCTAGAAGGCGGCTCATGCGGCGAATAAACGCCGTACGAGCCATCACCATTGGCAAAGTTCGCCCATTCGGACGCATTGGCAAAGCCATGCTCGTCCAAAGGGAAGACTCTGTCAAGCTTATCAGGCCAGTTTGGAAAGTCATACTTAAATGAAGTATGACGCTGGTCTGCTACTGCTCCAGGTCCATGCTTAGTTCGCCAGACGGCGGGGTCGAATCCGCCGAGGGCCGCGACAACGATGTCGGCAACTCCTTGAGCTGCGTCAAAGGCGTCAAAGCCCGGTCTGTCGAAGGAACCCTCGATATCGGTGAAAGAACTAATGTTATCACCGAAAAGAGGAGCAGGGTGAACATCACCAGTATTGCCAAGATGACAGTACTGTAAATGCTCAAGCCTGAATTCGTCGCCGTCCCAATCAAGGGTGGGCGAACGAATTTTCCGGTCTGTCTCGAAGAACTCATGAACTGTTTTCCATGTTCTAGAGTCGTCGCAGGTGATCGAAACCTTCTTAGCTGCATAATACAGCTGACGAAGATACCGAATGGCCTGAACGTCGGGACAATCCCTAAGCACCCCATTATCGTCGAAAACGCGGAGTATGAGCCCCTTGAATAGTCTTGGGACCATACTACCTCTCTTGTACGGCCGTTGACCGGCAATACCAGATTGGATAAGGCGTTGATTGGCCAGGCACTGATCAAAGTGTTTGCCAACCTCGGGAAGGTCCAGCGTGAAGAACGCTAGACCCCTCGAATCGACGAGTGAGAGCAAGCGAGAAGCATCCCGCTCACAATCACGTCGGAGAGAGGGAACTTGCTCAGCCACATCTTCAAGAATGGCCGAGTATAGTCCCTGTAGATACGACACGTAGCTTTTCATGCAATGCCTCTTCATTTAGGGGTTAAAGCATCTACGGATAGGATCACCCATCTCCCTGGGGTTGAAGCCTTAGGGCGTCAGAGACGCCTTACGACTCCCATCCCAGCAGCTTGGCCGCAATGCCACCAGCTTTTACCATGTAAAAGCTCATGCCTTCGGACAAGTCGATGACGTCGGACTGGGTCTCATTTGGATCCGTACGGATCGTATAGATGACCTCAGTCAGACGACCAAGAGGAGCGGTTTCGGTAGGCTTCAGAAACCTTTGGAAAGTCACAGTGTGACGATCAAAAGCCTGAGTGCCTGCCTTCACCGAATCCTTGCTGTGACGCACTTTCGCGCGCCACGTCACGGTCGTATCGTCCAGAAAATATTCGGACGAATAACCGTCTTGGTTAATCAGCGGCAAAATCTTGGCGGTTCCACCGGAACCATCAAGAGTCACCGTCAGGGTTGAACCTAGCATAGTCTATCTACTCCTTGAGTTGTTGACCACTCAGCGCTTTATGCGCTGAATAGCCAACGCGCCAAGGATCGAGAATTGACGTCCCGAAATAAACGGAAACGTCGCCGACAGGATACCAGCGTTTAGAGACCTTTTCTTTGTCTCTAAAATCTTCGTGCCGTAACCCCCATGAACTTCTAATTCGAAGTTCGTGCGGGACCAGACTTCTTCCGTTCTAGTGTGCGTCATAACACAGACGTTACTACACTGAACGGGAATCACATTCGTATTGGCTTCTAAAAAGTCGCCCACGTTTGTGAACCAGTCCACTAACCATGACCAGGGGATTGCATCCCACAGCGCTTTTGGGTTATGATTAAGCCCAAAAGTGAGGTTTCTGGCTAGCGTACTAAGCTGTCTGGAGGAATACCGGGTACCTGGCAACGCAGTTGAGGTCCAGCGAACTGAACCCCACTTCTCCATTGACGTGTATTTTTCAACACGGCAAGTGAGGATAACACCTAAATTCGACTCCACAGTCGAATTTGAAGAAGTGTTAACCGTTGACTTCCACATACCTGGCGCGCCTCTCCTACGAGAGGATTCAGCGCGTTCTTTTCCAACGACACGACGAAGACCCCTATTCCGCACAAAGAGATTTTCTAAGTCATTGATCCTTCGATCAACTTTCTGTTGAAAATC